CTCCTACGGAGTGAGCATTTTCCAATACAGATAATACTGGTTCTTTTCTTCTTTTATTTCAGAGACTTACATTGCAGTGCAATATAGTCCTATTTTACCTTTTTGTATGCTATAGCGCCTACAGCAACATTAACACAACATCACCACCCCCTCCCCCCTATGTCACTTTGTAGCGTTGTTTCTATACCACAGTGTTGTATTGGCACAACAGTATCAATGTTAGTGTCTACATACTTACATACTTGCGTATATATGCATAGATGTAAGTTAGTGATGACATACTTGCATCATAGATATTATATAACTTTATAGACTATGGCGGCAGTGTGTGTATGGCAATGAAGCACCTATACAGTACTACTATACAGCACTGGTTATCTATACAGTACTAATCTATTAGGGTAAACCCTTACGGGAAAGTCCCTATATAAATAATTGGCACAATGTTAAAAATACTTATACAATTAAACCCAGCAGCACAATTAAACCAGCAGTATCCTAAACTAAAGGACAATACAAAATGAGTACTCTCATATATCAGCAAGTCACCGACCAAATCATTAAGCAATTAGAGCAAGGCGCTACGCCATGGGTTAAGCAATGGAATGGCAGCAGCAGCGCCGACCATAACGCCGTAAGCGGCAAGGGTTACAATGGCATTAATACCTTAATCCTAGCAATGAGCGCCGCCGCTAACGGTTTCAAGTCGAACCAGTGGGCAACGTATAAACAATGGCTAGAGCTGGGCGGGCAAGTACGTAAAGGCACTAAAGGCACAACAATAATATTTTATTCACCAGTAAGCGGCAGCAAAACCACTGCCGACGGCGTAGAGAAAAGCTATCATTATGTTTTAAAATCCTACAGTGTGTTTAATGCCGACCAAATCGATGGTTATACGCCTGTAGCAGCGCCGGTAAAAACATTCAATAGCATTGCAGCACTGGAGGCACTGGCGACTGATAGCGGCGCTGTAATTAAGCACGGCGGCGATAAGGCGTTTTACTCACCACGTAATGATTTTATCCAAATGCCAAATAAAACCGACTTTACTAATGAGGCAGCATATTACGCTACGTTATTGCATGAGCTGGCGCACTGGTCCGGCGCTTCGAACCGTTTAGACCGTGACTTATCCGGACGATTTGGGAATGAAGCCTATGCGGCGGAGGAATTGATAGCGGAATTGTCGGCGGCATTCCTATGCGCTGAATATCAAATTGACGGTGATTTACGCCATGCCGGATACATTGCCTCATGGCTTCGCATTCTTAAGAATGATAATAAGGCAGTATTCAAGGCGGCAGCACTGGCGCAAAAATCAGCGGATTACATTAAGGGATTGTCGACCACTGTAGCGCCGGCAGTAGCGGAGGAATTGATAGCGGCATAATCTAGGGGTAAGTCCTAATACGTTTTAATAGCGTATTAGGGCATTATTCTTTTTAGCAGTATCCTAAACTAATGGAGGCATTACAAAATGATACGATTATCAAAAACCAGTAAACTAGATGGCATTCTCTCATGGTCACTACAGGCGCTTGAGACTTGCCCGGGCAGCATTGCAAAAAACGGTGAATTAGTGCCGGCGTGTAAGGGCTGCTATGCAACAACGGGTAATTACAATTACCCTAACGTGAAAGCGCCACGCCTTGAAAACCGGGACGACTGGCAGCGCAATGAATGGGTTAGTGATATGGTATCGGCGCTTAGTAATTCCCGCTATTTTCGATGGTTTGATAGCGGCGACTTGTATAGCGCCGACCTAGCAGAAAAGGTTTACGCCGTTATGGTTGCCACGCCATGGGTAAGTCACTGGTTGCCGACTAGAATGCATAAATTTAAAAAATTTACTAATATCTTAAATAAAATGCAGTCATTGCCTAACGTCGCCGTCCGCTATTCTAGCGACAGCATTACCGGGGAAACCGTGCAGGGTTCCACTACGTCCACAATTTTTAGCAATGAGGCACAATTACCCAGCAATGCGACGGTATGCCGTGCTTATGAGAATGAAGGAAAATGCAGCGGCTGCCGGGCGTGCTATGATAAAAACGTGGCAGTCATTGCATATAAAGCGCACGGCGTTAAGATGGCGAAAGTAATCCGCATTGCTGCAATGGCTTAATTATCAATCTACTATAGGGGTTTAATTATGTATAAAATTATCGACGTATACGGCTGCGCTCATAAAAACACTATGACATTCGACGAAGCAATAAAAACATTACAGGCGGATATGTACTTATCCGACAATGATATAGCGGCGGCAAAAAATGCGGATAAGTTTTCTTTTATCTACGGTTTTAAATCATGTCATATTGAAAGGGTTTAATTATGTTTAAAATTTTTGCAGTAGCGGTAAACATTGTTTTATTTGGTATCTTATCTATTGGCTTCGGTTATCTTATCGCCGAAGCACTAACTTAAAAAGGAATTACAAAAATGAGTACACTATACGAAATTAAGAATATCGACTTTCCTAAAAACAAGCCTAGCAAGGCGGCAGTATTGAAGGCAGTTAAGGCAGCCATAAAGCAAGGATATAAAGCAATAACCGTATCATGGGGCGAAAACTCTATTGACTTGAATATAAACCCGCATAGCAGCGCCGGAGACTGGTACGGCTATGGTTGGATTAGGGATATATCAGGCGACGATATTGCTAAGGGTTTAAGCGATACTAAAACCACTCAATTTATGAGGCAGCATTTTAACTTACTAGGGGAGGCGTTTAAATGAAAACTAATCAAGACTGGCTAGATTTAGCTTATACCGTTGACTTACTTAGCCGGATGACTGAATCAATAGAAACCTATTTAGATGATGATAGATGGGACGGTATAGCGGCGTTACACGCTGAAATCAAGGAATCAAATAAACTTATCAAAAAGTATTATAAACAAGTGAATAAAGGGTTACAAAATGAGTCTATTACATGAGATGGAAAAACACGGGTTAGCGGATTGTCATTTTAATAATGCGCTCACGGATAGAAAATTTATGCAAGATGACATTGCAGCAATGATGAAGGCACTATCGGGGTATGAGCCAACACGAACCTATGACATCATGGCGCAATTATCCGATGATGGACTGTATCAGTTATGGCGGGACTTAATGACAATCCAACAATCAACAATGAAGGAATCAACAGAATGACTAATTCAGAACATTTAATTAGATGGTTGATACAGGAATACGAAACAGGGGCTGGAAATATTCCTGATGGGCTTTATTTATTAGCAATCAAAACATTAAAGGAAATTACACAATGAAAACACTAATAACCTTATTGTCTGTAATGGTATTGCTTACTGGTAACGCTATGGCAGGGTGTAAACCCATTACCATCATTGCACCCGATGGGACTATGACCGTGTGTAGCGTGTGTAGTGATGGCAGGGTAATTATATGCACCTAAATACTGTCCTATTCGTACTTACTGGCTTTTTAGTCTATACTCAATCCCTGTTGTGGTTGTTTAACTACATTGCAGGGCTTTAGAGGGGCTTTATAGCCGACTTTGATTGAAGTTAATACCTACCTATTACTTATGCCGTAAAACGGCTTAGAAAGGCTTTAAATGTTGGATTTAGATAAAGTGGATTTAAGTAGTCTAGTTATTGACGGTATCGACCATGCCGACCATCCGGACTATTGTGATGCATATTATAGTTATGGTGAATTTACTAATGGCTTAACTATGACAGACGAACAATTAGAACAATTCAAAGAACTATGCCCTGATTTGTTTTATGAGATGCTAACCAACACTATTTATTAAGGAATAAACTATGAGATGCCAATGTTGCAATACAGCATTAAATGATTTTGAATCGACTATGCGCCACGCTATCACTAAGCAATTTTTAGAGATGTGTAGCACCTGTATTCGTACTGTCGATGCCTATATCCCAGTACAGGTTAGGAATGACTTATTGAGTGATTCAGATACGGGTAATCTCGATGATTTGCTGGACAATATCGACGATTTTACCGGCGATGATTGCGACGAAGACCTAGATGAATATTGGAATGAACGCTAATATAGACCTATATTGTATCAGGGCTGTAAGGTTTTAATAGTTTTTAATCACATAGAGAAACAATCAACGATAGAATTATGTCGTAAAGCATTATACGAAGTTTTTGAAATTGTGTCAAGTCTTTTATTTTTGTGTCTATGTATTGACTTTTAATATGTCAATGTTTAATGTAAGTTGTCTTTAATACGAAAGGGTTTTTATGAACAAGCACGATGAAGCACACTACCATTTTGTACTGTCGGATATGGCAGATTTGGTCGATGAATACGGTTATGCTAGTGTAATCAACGACTTAGACGAAATGATTGCTGCGAAAGCCAATGCCATGTTGTGTCTAAACGAAGACGGTGTACCACTAATTTACGAGGAAATGAACTAAAATGAACGAATTAAACAAACGAGATTTTGTAGCATTGGAGATTTTTAAGTCAATTTGTGCCGGTGACTGGAAATTTGACATAAAGGAACAGACTTGGGATGAAGTCGCTATTCATAGGGCTTTTATGCTTGCTGATGCTTTTATTGATGAGTCTAATGAATAGGGGACTAAATAATGCTCAGATACGAAGTAAGGGATGAATGGGGCGGGGTAGTAAGGCGGTTTTATACCCGTGACGAAGCAGAGCATTTTATTGAATTGGATAAAACACTATGGATAAAGACATTACCGAAGCCAAGCAAGATAGATGGCTTCACAGGGGCTTTAAAACGCCTTGGGAACTGTTTGTTTTAGTGGTGCTAGGGGTAGCCCTTATCTCAGCGTACGGTGGCTACAAAGCCGCTAAATGGGAACTAGAGCATACCGTATGTGGGAACTATTACAAGGGTCATTCTTACTGGCATGGATGGCTTAGTGTTAAGGATGGCGTTTCAAGGTGTTTTTATGTAGAATCAGAGTTCCCTTGGCGAGTGCGTCATGGGGTTATACAAGTGAATGGAGAATAAAATGAGAGAACCAAAAGGATTGATGGCAACATTTAAAGTGACTAAGACCTACTATGTGACCGTTGAAGGCGACACCGAAGACGATTGCTTTAGCACGGCTGAGAACTTGATGCCGAAGGATATTAAAGAAGCAGACTTTGGCGATATGGAAATAGAACTGCATAGCGGATTTGAATATGCCAGTTTCTAACAGCAAGTTCGTTAAGCACTTGCCGTGTGAGAATTGCGGCAGTTCAAATGCCAATGCGCTCTATGACGATGGACACACACATTGCTTTAAGTGTGAAACCTACACAGCCAGCAATGGTGAAACAACAACAATGAAGGCAGTTAAACCAATGACTAAGGACATACAATTTTATGACTCTGCTACTAATTCTAGTATCGCTGACCGTGGTATTACTTCGACTACTTGCCTGACCTACGGCGTTAAACAATCGACTGGCAAACACTATTACCCATTCTATGATGCTGATGGCACACTAGCGGCAGTTAAGACTAGGGATGTGGCTAACAAGCAGTTCAGCATTGCGGGTGACTTTAACAACGCTACGCTGTTCGGACAGCAACTCTTTGCTAAAGCAGGGCGCTACTTGACTCTCTGCGAAGGCGAACTAGACGCTATGGCGGCGTATCAGATGCAGGGAAGTAAGTATCCATGCGTTAGTGTTCGCAATGGTGCTAGTGCTGCTTTAAAGGACTGCAAAGCCCAGTATGAATGGATTGACTCATTCGAGAATATTGTGCTGTCATTCGATGCCGATGAAGCAGGACAGAAGGCATCACAGGCTGTCGCTGAACTCTTTGGCGGCAAAGTGAAGGTAATGAAACATAAGAAAGGATACAAAGATGCGTGTGACTATCTTAAAGATAATTCAGGCAAAGAATTTATTGATGCTTGGTGGGGTGCTGAGTCTTATATACCTGATGGAATTGTGCAGGGTAACACCCTCTGGGACATGGTATCTGCGCCTATTGAAAAGGCTGATTGCGATTATCCGTATGAGCAGCTTAATAAACTCACCTATGGAATACGGAAGGGCGAGTTGGTCATGGTTACTGCGGGAAGCGGACTGGGTAAGTCTCAATTTCTACGGGAAATTGTATGGCATATCCTTAACAAAACATCCGATAACATCGGACTTATGTTTCTTGAAGAAGGTGTGCGTAAAACAGCTCGTTCACTCATGTCGCTTGCTGTAAACAAACCAATCCATTTACCTGATGTAGAAGTAACACCGGAGGAACTGAAAGATGCTTTTGATAGAACTTTGGGAAGTGACCGTGTTTACCTGTTTGACCATTTTGGTAGTACTTCTTTGGAAAATATTGTCAATCGAGTGCGCTACATGGCAAAAGGGCTTGGCTGTGGTTATGTGTTTCTTGACCACCTTAGCATTATCGTTAGCGGCGGTGATGTGGGTGATGAACGTAAAGCACTAGACTCCATAATGACTAAGCTGCGGATGCTGGTACAGGAAACAGGAATCAGTCTCATTTGCGTTAGTCACCTAAAGCGCCCGGAAAGCAAAGGACACGAGGAAGGTGCTGCAACATCGCTGGCGCAACTGCGTGGCTCAGGTGCTATTGCACAACTGTCTGACATTGTCATTGGCTTAGAGCGTAATGGACAAGCACAAGATATGATTGAGCGCAACACCACATCTGTGCGGGTTCTCAAGAACCGATTTAGCGGTTACACTGGTAATTGTGGTGCATTGTTGTATAATGGCAGTACTGGACGAATGTTAGAAATTAAGGACACACTATGAATAACGACCTAGTAGAAAAAGCACGGCAGTATGCCAGAACAGACGAATACTCTGTCACCCGTAACTACATAAATGCCTTGTGCCTTGAGATTGACCGGCTACGCACACTGAACAAGGATGTCTTTGGTCGTATCCAAGACAGTACCGAAGTGTATAAAAACTCAGAGCGATATTTATGGCTCAAGAGTGCATCATGGGATGTTGACCCTAAGGTTGTTGCACCATCGGTTATAGCCTGTAATGGTGATATGTCTGAATGGCGCTGGATGATTGGTGATGAGATTGATGTCGCTGTTGACAAGTTTATTGCGGAGGGTAAATGAGTTTCACTATCTATGAACCCAGTGGACAAATGTTTATTCAATTGTTCTTTACTATGGATGAACTTATTAAATCAATGTTGAAGTACCCCCACAATACCTATCATAGGAATGAATCATGATTAAGAATGTAAAAGTAGATGGTTTTGTATGGATTGCCGAGAACGGCGCAGTGGACTACGGTTTCTTCTTTGGCGATGCTGATGAAGCCGTGCAGTTCACGACCACACTCAAACAGCTCATTCGAGATACGCTAGAAGCCTACAAGGTGTTAGGCACTGATGTTGTAGCGGATTACCACGTTGAGGACTGCTACCAACTTATTAAGGCACTCAGAAACGCACAGAAGATGATTGAACACGAACTGAAAAGGATTGAAACCAATGAATAAGCCTATTGTACAAATCGGTAATCGAGTAATTAACTTAAACAATGTCACATTTATCATTGACCGTACCGTTCACTTCAATGATGGCACAACATGGACTGCGCTAGAGCCTGAGTTGCAAGATTTGTTTGAAGCCATGTTTGAAACTGCTAGAGCTGCTCCTGAAACAGTGACAGTGCATGAAGAACCGCTTGTAATTAAAAAGAAAGTGCTTAAGAAGAAATGAAATGGACTGGCACTATCCTCTGTCTGATTGGCATTGGCTTAACCAGCCTGAACATCTTTCCACTAAACCTGTGGTTTGGTTTGATTGGTAGCGGGTTGTGGGCTTGGTCAGGCGTACAACAGAAGGACTATGCCTTGTTTACCGTTGAGTTTGTAGCAGTAGCGATGTACTTAGGAGGCTTGATAAAATTATGGTTGTGAGAAAAGCCTTTGATAACGACCTTTACAAACTTAATGATACCAAAGCCCGTGAGGCTGGTAAAAAATACTGGAAACAGGAAGGCGCTGTTGTTATAGACAACCCTGATAAATACGGAGCAGATTTAATAGTAAACAATTCTTTTTATTGTGAAGTAGAAATAAAAAATGTTTGGAGTGATTCTATTTTTCCTTGGGATTCCATACAGCTTCCTGAAAGAAAGACAAAGTTTACAAAACTAGACAAGCCTTGTGTGTTCTTAATCTTTAATAAAGAATTAACACATGGAATTACATTCACAAGCGATGCTGTTTTGTCAAGTCCTTTAGTTGAGGTTTCTAATAAATTTGTATCGTCTAAAGAATTGTTTTATCAAATTGACTTAAAGAACACAAAACCTATTATAATAAGCAACATGAGAATAATCCTTGACATTGAGACCAACAGCACCCACGATAAAATCTGGTGTGTTGTGTGTCGTGACATTGACAAGGATGTTGTCTCTACGTTTGTGCAGCCTACATCGCTACAAGACTTTATGAACAACTGCGACAGCATTGTGACGCATAACGGCATCTTCTTTGATTTCCCTGTTTTAAAGAAGGTTTGGGGAATACAGGTAAAGAAGTCCCAAGTCGTAGACACACTGGTATTGTCTAGGTTATACAATCCTAGCCTAGAAGACGGACACAGCCTTGCTGCTTGGGGTAATCGTCTAGGTTTCCCAAAGGGAGACTTCAAAGACTTTGACGGCGGTCTTACCGATGAGATGTTGCAGTACTGTATTCAAGACACAAAAGTAACAGCAGAACTTTACAAACACTTAACTAAGGAAATGGAAAATGACTTCTCAAAAGAAAGTATCGACCTCGAACACCAAGTCGCAATCATCATCGCCGAGCAAGAGCGCAACGGCTTTAAACTCAACGAAGTATCAGCTTTATCTCTTTTGGCTGAACTTAAAAGTAAGTTGGATAGTATTCAAACTGCAATGCAGGAGCTTTTTCCGCCCAAAGTTGAAGCGAATCGGATTAGCAAAATCGGCAAGCCGCTTAACGACATCATCACCCCGTTCAACCCCGGCAGCCGCCAGCAAATTGCAGAGAGACTTCAAGAAAAGGGTTGGAAACCCAAAAAGCGTACCGAAAAAGGTAGCGTCATC